ATGGACTTGAACCGGGTTTAAAAATAGGGCATCCGAACTTTGATAATCATTTAACTTTTGTACCCGGATATATTACAACCATTACAGGCATACCGGGACATGGTAAGTCTGATTTTTTGGATGAAATTATTTTACGTTTACATTTCCGACATGGATGGAAGAACGCTTACTACTCACCTGAGAATAAACCAACTGAATTACATTTTAGTAAATTAGCACGTAAGATAATTGGGAAGTCTTTTGAAGGTCGAGATAAAATGACCATCATGGAACTTAGGCAAGTAAAGGAAGTGCTGAACAATAAGATATGGTTTGTAAAGCCTGAGAAAGATTTTACTTTAGATTCAATACTTAATCACGTTAAAAGTTTAAAGTTAAAGTTTGGTATTGACAGCTTTGTAATTGATGCGTGGAATAAACTTGAACATAAATATGGACAAAGCGAAACAAAGTACATTGGTGAAAGCATGGACAAGTTAGGAATGTTTTGTGAGAATTATAAGTTGCATTGTTTTTTAGTGGCACATCCAACTAAGATTTTAAAAGATAAACAAACCGGTAAGTATGAAGTTCCAAACCTATATAACATTTCAGGATCAGCAAACTTTTTTAATAAGACTGATAATGGTTTAACGGTTTATCGTGATTTCATTGATAATCTTACAACCGTTCACATACAAAAAGTAAAGTTTAACCATTGGGGAAAAGTCGGTTATTCCGATTTTCTTTATCATGGAGCAAGTGGAAGATATTATGAGAATGCCGGATATGGTTACAATGCGGACTCATGGATTCAATATAAACAAAGTGAGTTAATAGTTAGTGGCAATCCTTTTGAAAATGATAATGATTTACCTTTTTAAAATAACAAATAAAAAACAACACAAATGAAAACAAACAACGATTATCTCAATTTTCTTGAGAAAAAACAAAAAAAACACATTCAAAGTGGATTTGAAGTGGATGAAAAACAATTAAACAATTTAATGTTTCCTTTTCAAAAATTTATAGTGAAAAGAGCATTAAAAGCAGGTAAATATGCAATATTTGCAGATTGCGGATTAGGAAAAACATTGATGCAGTTAGAATGGGCAAATCAAGTAAATAAACATACTAATAAGCCAGTTCTTATACTTGCACCTTTAGCTGTTGTTGGTCAGACAAAGCAAGAAGGAATTAAGTTTGGAATTAATATGGATAACATTCATGTAAATAATTATGAGCAATTAGAAAATATTGATTTTAATATTTATAGTGGAATTGTTTTAGATGAAAGCAGTATATTAAAAAATTATGAAGGTTCAACAAAAAAATTAATTATTGATTTATTTAAAAAAACTCCTTATAAACTTGCTTGTACTGCTACGCCATCACCTAATGATCCAATGGAGCTAGGTAATCACTCAGAATTTTTAGATGTAATGAATAGAAATGAAATGCTTGCTATGTATTTTGTTCATGATGGAGGTGAAACAGCAAAATGGAGATTAAAAGGTCATGCTGTTAAATTATTTTATCAGTTTGTTGGCTCATGGTCTATTATGTTAAATAAACCTCAGGATATTGGATTTGAAATGAATGGATATGATTTGCCGAAATTAAATTTAATAGAAAATCAAATTGTTACTTCTAAAAGAAATAATGGAAGTTTATTTAATGATGCTATAATTTCTGCAACTAATTTTAATCAAGAGTTACGTTTAACTAAAATTGAAAGACTTGATGAAGTAGTTAAAATTATAAATTCTAAAGCTAATGAAAATTTTATAATATGGATAAAACAAAATGAAGAAGGTGAGTTATTAAAAAAATTATTACCTGAATCAAAAGAAGTTAAAGGTAATGATTCAAATGAATGGAAAGAAAAAACTTTATTAGGATTTGCAAATAATGAATTTAGAATATTAATAACAAAAACAAAAATTGCATCTTTTGGAATGAATTATCAAAATTGTAGAAATCAGATATTTGCAAGTTTAGATTTTTCTTTTGAAGGATTATATCAAGCAATTAGAAGAAGTTATCGATTTGGTCAGAAAAATGAAGTAAATATTTATCTAATAACAACAGATACAATGAGCAATGTAAATGAAGCAATAAACAAAAAACAAAAACAATTTGAAATTATGCAAAACGAAATGAGCAATGCAGTAAATGCAAATCTACAAAACAAATTAATGACATCAGCAACATTTGATAATACAGAAGAAAAAAATGAATGGTATAAAATAAAAAGAGGCGATTCTGTTCAATTAATAACAGAACTAGAAAATGAAAGTATTGGATTGAGTGTATTTAGCCCTCCATTTGCTGAATTATATACATATTCAAGTCATGTTGAAGATATGGGAAATTCTAAAGATTATAATGAGTTTTTAATTCAGTTTGGATTTTTAATTAAGGAAATTTACAGAGTAATGAAGCAAGGTAGAAATGTATGCGTTCATTGTATGGATTTGCCAATTCAAAAAGGTAAAGAAGGATTTATTGGATTGCGTGATTTTAGCGGTATGATTTTAAAAGCATTTGAAGATGCAGGTTTTATCTATGCGAGTAGAGTTACAATTTGGAAAGATCCTGTTGTTGAAATGCAAAGAACTAAGGCATTAGGATTACTGCATAAACAAGTAAAAAAAGATAGTACAATGAGCAGAGTAGGAATTCCTGACTATGTAATGATATTTAGAAAAGATGGGGAAAGAAATGAGCCAGTTACGAATAAAAATATAAGTGTTGATTTATGGCAGAAAATTGCATCTCCTGTTTGGATGGATATTGATTATGGAAATACATTACAAGGATATAGAAACGGAAGAGATGAAAATGATGAAAAGCATATTTGCCCATTACAATTAGAAACTATTGAAAGATTAATTTTATTATATTCAAATGAAAATGATACAGTTTTTACTCCATTTATGGGAATTGGCTCAGAGATATTTCAAGCTGTTAAAATGAATAGAAAAGGAATAGGTTTTGAATTAAAAGAATCATATTATGATTTAGCTAAGAAAAATTTAAAATCATTAGTTGAAACTAAAAATCAAATAACATTATTTTAATGAAAGCAGAAACTCATATATTAATGGCATTGTTTAAGAGTACAGTGGAGCAATCCACTGCTCTTACTAATAAATTTAATCAAAAGCCAAAACAGGACTTTATTATTTGGCAAAAACAAGGATTTAAACTTTTAGAATCATTAGAAAAAGCAAATTTAATCGATGAGGAATATTTAAATAATGTAACTGATATTTATCACAATATTAATTTAGAGATAAAAAAAACAATCAATGACAGCAAACGAATTAACATCAGCAATAAAGCAATTTTTAGAATTAAATAATTGCCATGTTGAACGTGTAAATAATATATCACGTCAAGTGAAAGGTCGATGGGTAAAAAGTAATATGATGCGAGGAACTGCTGACATTCATGCAATAATTAAAGGAAAACCAGTAATGATTGAGGTCAAAGTTGGAAAAGATAGACAAAGTATATATCAAAAAGTTTATCAGAAATCTGTCGAAAATTCAAAGGGGATCTACTACATCGCCAAAGACTTCGATTCGTTTTATGAATGGTATAACTTAAATTTTAAATAACATGCCACATTTAGACCAATATATAAAGGAGCAAATAATAAGAGAAATTCCTGCAAGTACAAATGAAACATTATCAATATGGGCCAAAGTTTATGCTTACGATGCTGATATACGAGAAGCCATAATAAAAGAATATAACATAAGGCAGATAGCGTAAAATTATTCATTTGATTATCAAACACTTAAACAATTTAACATTTTAGGATTGTAACCATGTGTGTAAAAAAGCGTAATATTGCGTATCAAAATAACACAATATGTATAACACAAAAAGTATTACAATGTTTAACTCAGCAATAAATGAGTTAATGATTCGCAAATCTTTGATTGAACCATTTGATAAAGAAAGAGCGGAAATGTACGAAGAAGAAATCTATCAACTAAAACAATTAATCAATGAAAAAACAAACCAAACGCAACGAGGTGAGGGTATCAGACATTCCCGAAACTATATTCGCCAAGCTTAAAAAAGATGCGAGTAACAATGTTAGAAGTCAATGCAAACAAATCATTTACATTTTAAAACAACACTATGAAAAAACCTGAGTTAGTTTACTTTGAAGAAGGTAAAACAAAGTTAAGCGATAATATAAATATACTTAATTTAATCGCTGCTGAATGGGGATTAAAACTCAATCGCACAAGAGATTTTAAAATAGCAGTTAGAATTATGAAAAACTCAATTAAATATAACTAAAATGGATTTTTATTCAAACAGCATGCTATTTAACTACTTCGGTCAGTATGATCCAAGTGATGATATTGAGGACCATTTAGAATATCCAACTGAAACAACTTACATCCAGTGCCAAACTTGTAAGCATTATGTACATCCTGCACATGGAGTAATAGACCAAAACATCAACGAGTTTTTCTGTAACGAGTGCGATGCCGAACATCAAAAATATCATAAAAACGATTAAAAACAACACACAATGTCAAACACACAACTAACAACAAAGCAATTCTTCCAACGAGAAGATGTCAAATCCAAGTTTACTGAGTTACTTGGTACACGTACAAACCAGTTTATGACTTCGCTTTTGTCGATAGTCAATAACAACAACTACCTTAAGAATGCAAGTCCTGAAAGCATTTACACAAGTGCAATGATGGCTGCTTCACTAGATTTGCCAATCAATCAAAACTTAGGATTTGCTTACATTATTCCTTATGGAAGTGTCGCACAATTTCAGGTTGGGTACAAAGGATTAATTCAATTAGCATTGCGTAGCGGTCAGTTTAAGACAATAAGCGTTACACCTGTATATGAAGGTCAATTGTTGGAGCAGAATCCACTTACAGGATTTAAATTTGATTTTGGCAATAAGTTATCTGATAATGTTATAGGATATGCCGCTTATTTTTCTTTGATAAACGGTTTTGAGAAAACAATGTACATGAGTAAAGAAGAAGTTACTGCACATGGTAAAAAGTACAGCAAAACATTTTCAAACGGTACATGGGCAAAAGACTTTGATGCTATGGCTCAGAAAACCGTTCTTAAACTATTGATTTCAAAATATGCTCCATTAAGCATCGAGATGCAAAAGGCAGTTACTGCTGACCAAGCTGTTATCAAGAATGTCGAAGATATGGAAGTCGAGTATGTTGATAATGGTCACGATATATCAATAAAGATTGAAGAGGTAACGCAAAATGCGACCGCAAGAATTGACAAACTTAAAAACAAAACCAATGACTGAACCATATATATATCCCGAAGGAGAGTGGATGCAAAAGAGAGCTGGTAGCTTTACCAGTTCTCAAATCGGAAAACTATTTACTGCGCCTAAAACAAAGTTAGCCAAAGAAAACGGTGAACTTTCTGAAACCGCTAAAAGTTACATCATGGATAAAGCTGCGGAGTTATTGACTGGAACTATCCGCAATACTTACAAAACTCCCGAAATGCAATGGGGCATAGATAATGAGCCTTACGCAGCTAATTTACTAAAAGAGCAATATAAAGATTTAGAATACTTCGGTGGCGAGAATCCTAAGTTTTTTCAATATTCAGACTTTAGTGGTGGCAGTCCAGATGCTGTTTGTGGGAATATTGTATTTGAAATCAAATGCCCGAATCCACGAACTCACATCGAGTACATGCTTGAAAAAGAATTAAAGTCTATGAATAGCGATTACTATTACCAGCTTCAGATGAATATGACATGTGTAGCAAAGGAACGTGGAATCAATGTAATGGACATGCGAGGAATGTTTGTAAGCTATTGTCCATTAATGATTGAGCATAAGCTAAGACTGTTTAAGTTAGAGATAGAACCTGATGCAGCATTGCAAGAATTATTGCCCTACACAATTAAATCAGCGGAATTATATTTAAGAAACATAATAGACAAATTTGAACTATGAAAGTACGTATATGGTTAGAAGATTCCGTTGAACCTAAAGGAGGGTTTTGGAATTATGGAACAATTGATGAAAATGGATATTTTAGACAGGATGGTTTTGACTATACTGGTAAAGAAGATGAACTTATTTTATTTCAAGAATTTATTGATGATAATTATAAAATAGAAATACTATGAAAGCAATAATTGAATTTAACCTAGATGATCCGGATGACAGACAATCATACGAGATGGTAAATAAGTCTAAAGACATGGCATTTGTACTATGGCAACTTGTTACCAATAAAAAGAAAGAACTTGAGTACAAGCTAGAATCTTACAAGACATTTGGTAAATATGAAACTTTAGACATGGTATTTGAGGAAATCGCTATGATGTTACAAGAAGAGAATATTGACGTAGATAAACTAATATCATGAGAAAGAAATTTGAATACACAGCCATACATTTGGCTTGGGGAGTAATTTTATTAATTTTATTAATATTAATACTAACATGAAAGCACATATTGCAATGTCTTACAATCAATTTTGGGATAATTTTGATTGGGATTTATACCAAAGAATAATTTTAATAAAACTTAAATATCATGAATGAAATAATTGGATTAATGACTACAATAGGATTTGTGGTTGGTTATTGTGTTTGTTTAATAATTTTAAACTTTACTGAAAAATGAACTTACAAAGAGGATCAAGAGGCGAAGCAGTCAAAACTCTGCAAACCTTTTTAGGCTTAAAACCCGATGGAATATTCGGTTCAATAACTGAGGAAGCAGTTAAGGAATATCAAACTAATCATGCGCTTGTACCGGATGGCATAGTAGGTAAACGTACATGGGCATCAATGGGACTTGCAGCTACGGATAATGCTGAAAGACCGGATATAGTCAACCAAACTGCAACTGATAAGCCTATTGATATTAAAACAAGCTATTTGCCTAAAGGACAGTATGTGGATGCTAATGTCAATAAATCTTGGATATTCTTGCACCATACAGCAGGATGGGAGAATCCTTATAACACAATTAATGGATGGGCAAGAGATGATAGAGGAATGGTCGCTACTGAGTTTGTTATTGGAGGACAATCTATTTACAACACAAATAATAAATTTGATGGCGAAATAGTTCAAGCATTTCCAACTGGTGGTTATGGATGGCATTTGGGAATTGGCAGAACTAAGATGCACATGGAATCAGTAGGTATAGAAGTATGCAACTTTGGAAACTTGACTAATGGCAAGACTTGGGCAGGTGGAATAGTTCATGAGGCTCAGATTGTTAAGCTAAAGCAAAAGTTTAAAGGTGCTGAATATTACCATCGTTATTCTGATAAGCAAATAGAAAAATTAAAGCAATTGATTTTGTTTATTGCTAATCGTGACAACATTGATCCACGAAAGGGAATAAAAGAATTGATTCAAGCAAAAGGAGTATTCCCTGCATTTGAAATGACCGATGCCAAATACTGCTCAATGAATCCGGGAATGTATACTCACGTTAATGTATTCTCAGGTAAATGCGATATGTTTCCGCAGGATGAAGTAGTTGATATGATAATGAGTTTGTAGGTTATTGCTTATAACGTTTTCGGGCTTTGTGTCCGTTGGCGATTTAAACCACAAATGATAAATTGAAAGACAAATATTGATATGAGCAAAAAAGTTGAATTGAAAAACGAAACCGCCAATGGCACAAAACCCGTGTTAGCTGCCGTTAAAGTTGGAGATTTACCAGAACACACAAACTTACAATCTGTAAAGGTTAAGTTACCACAACACATTTACAAGGCTTCAAGTTTGCCAATGTACGGTATTAAAAATAAACCTGTTTATCTGCAAGGTTGGGTAATGGGCGATTTCTTTGTAAAAACCGATTTGAAAAGTAGTCATATATACCCAATGTTTTGGTCGTCTGTACCATCAGATATTAAAGAATGGGAAGTTGTCAGTTAATGGTAGCTAACTTATATATAGGCGCACCTTTTATTCAGCCTTACATATACGTTCCTCGATACCATCACCAAGATAGATGCAGCAGCGGATAATTAGCTTTACGATTGGATTCTTGACCATGTCATGTGCCAGTTGTAAGGCTACTTTTCCGCTTTGCCAATGGTCACAAAAAAAGTCTTTTGCTTTACCTTTTTTCTCTTCAGTTGTTGATTCAGCTTCAAGATTTATGCTTACATCTTCAAAGCTTTCAGGATTAAATATATTCATGGATTTTTAGTTTTAAGAGTTGACATGTAACCACCAGCAGCGATAATCGCTGAAATTCCGATTTTGATAATGTTATTTGGCGAAAACTCAAAGTTGTCCCAGTCAATATTTATCCATGCGTTAGCAATAGCCACAAGCAAACCTAAGATAGTTGCAAGTGCATCAGGGTTTAATTTCTTCATGTTTATTTATATTTAAGTTATTACTCCAGTTTATATATATA